GCTGAGTAGCGCTCCTCCTAGTATACCAGCAACTCCCATCATATGGAACGGGTTGAGCGTCCAGTTGTGGAAACCCTGTAGGAAGAGTAGGAACCTAAAGATCGCTGCAACGCCAAACGACGGCGCAAAGAACCAACTGGATTGTCCGAGAGGATAGATGAGAAACACACTGACAAAAACAGCGATAGGCCCAGAGAACGCAATAGCATTATACGGACGAATTCCAATTAACCTAGCCAACTCGAACTGACGAAGCATGAAGCCAATGAGGGCAAATGCACCGTGGAGAGCAACAAAGGCCCAAAGCCCTCCAAGTTGGACCCAGCGAACGAAGTCGCCCTGAGACTCAGGACCCCAAAGTAAAAGAAGAGAATGACCCATAGCATCAGCAGGCGTTGAGACAGCTGCCGTGAGAAAATTAGCACCCTCAAGGTAGGAACTAGCAAGACCGTGGGTGTACCAACTTGTTGCAAAAGTCGTGCCAGTAAGCCAGCCGCCAATGGCCAGATAAGCAGTGGGAAGAAGAAGTAATCCAGACCAGCCCACAAAGACAAAGCGGTCGCGTTTAAGCCAGTCGTCCAAGATGTCAAACCATCCCCTCCTTTGTTGTTGTAATGTTGATGATACCATTGTTTTTTAATCTTTAATCGTTTTTAAATATTCTCTCTCTGAGCGGTACAGATGAGAGTGGTTTTTGTCAAGATAAATGGAGACGCCTTCAATAACATCTGGAATCAGCCATTGATCTATTCTATAACAAGCCTCCCAGTTTTGTGGATAAGCACAATTTACTATTACTACCGACCAAAATGCCGTCAGATAATTTATAACTGTGATCATAATACACCACCAAAAAGGGAATAGAGATTGTTATTATACTAATAAAAAAGCCCCCCAGTATGTTACCGAGGGGCCCAAAATGACCATCGTCCATTTATCAGCCGATGGAAGGTGCGATTAAGGCCACAGGTGTGGACTCAGCCGCTGCAAGATCAAGCGGGAAGTTATGTGCATTTCTTTCGTGCATGACTTCCATTCCGAGTCCGGCACGGTTAAGCACGTCTGCCCAGGTATTGAGCACTCGTCCTTGTCCGTCGATGACGGACTGGTTGAAGTTGAAGCCGTTGAGGTTGAAAGCCATGGTCGAGACGCCGAGGGCGGTAAACCAGATTCCCACCACTGGCCACGCAGCGAGGAAGAAATGAAGCGATCTAGAATTGTTAAAAGATGCATATTGGAAGATCAGGCGACCGAAGTAGCCATGAGCTGCTACGATATTATATGTTTCTTCTTCTTGGCCAAACTTGTAGCCATAGTTTTGAGATTCTGTTTCAGTTGTCTCACGAACCAAGCTGCTCGTGACCAGACTGCCATGCATAGCAGAAAAGAGGCTGCCACCAAATACACCAGCCACTCCAAGCATATGGAACGGGTGCATGAGAATATTGTGCTCGGCTTGGAAGACCAACATGTAGTTGAACGTTCCAGAGATTCCGAGAGGCATTGCATCAGAGAAGGAACCTTGACCGAAAGGATATACAAGGAAGACTGCAGAAGCAGCGGCAACAGGAGCACTGTAAGCAACACAGATCCAAGGACGCATGCCCAAACGATAGGATAGTTCCCACTCACGGCCCATATATGCATAGATACCGATAAGGAAGTGGAAGACAACAAGCTGGAAAGGTCCGCCGTTGTAAAGCCATTCGTCAAGTGAAGCAGCTTCCCAGATAGGATAGAAGTGAAGTCCAATTGCGTTAGAAGATGGGACAACAGCACCAGAGATGATGTTATTGCCATACATGAGTGAACCAGCTACGGGCTCACGGATACCGTCGATGTCCACAGGGGGAGCGCCGACGAAAGCGATGATGAAACACACAGTTGCAGCAAGCAACGTAGGGATCATGAGTACGCCAAACCAACCCACGTAGAGGCGGTTGTTAGTTGAAGTAACCCACTGGCAAAAAGATTCCCAGGTGGATTGTGATTGTTGTCTTGAAAGAGTTGAGGCCATTGTTTTAAACAAAAAGTAAGATCATCAGGGAAATGATGGTTTTACTATTCCTAAGCCACCCTAAGGCTCAGGTATGAAAGACGTAATTTATACACCCTATAGGTCTTGGTTGGAGGAGTGTTCAGGAAGGTTTGTAGTCGATCCTGCTCGAACTATACTATTATATACCAATTGTTTACTTTTGTAAACCAGTACGCTATATCTTTAAACAATAACATGGGTTTATAGCGTTAAACCCCTAGCCTGTCTAGCATTTTAGGTATAAGTACCCACGAAGAGTAATGTGTGTTTATGACGGAAAAGGATTCTTTACGGTACTGTTCATACTTGTTATTCCAGATATCATCCAGCTTTTCAACAAAATCTGATGGGTTTAAGACGTTTGGACCACCATTTTTGAGATGATTATTGTCGTCGTCGATAGATATGAAGGCTTCTATGGCCGATAGAGGGACATCAGTGCCCGGCAGAGTCACAGTCTCTAGGAAATGGCGGTGGAAGATAGGAATAGACAGCAAAGCGGCCTCTAGGCCCTGGTATTCATGGTTATTGCCGTAATCTAGACCATTGTACTCAAATGACCTGGGATGAGTGGCAAAAGCGCTCTGACAGATGCGTTTCAGCCCTCGTTTGTGGTCATATGACCCAAAAACGTACATTTTGTCTGGATCTTGGCCTTCGTCGTCCACATAGTCAAAGAATCTCTCGTTTATTTGAGCGTTGGAGAACGCTGATGGCGCCTTAACCGGCTTATCAAACCCGTCTGTGACGTACCAATTTAGCTTTTCTTCGTAGTTTTTTAACTGAGAATATCCTGCAATCGACCTTTCAAAGCCTATCATCTCTGTGATAAAGTTTTTTCTTGCCAACTCTTTATGCAAATTAAGAACAAGAGAGGAGCGTTTCCACGCTACTGCTCTTGAGGCATTTATAAGTCTTTTTAGTCGGTTAGTTTTATCAAAAGTAACTAGATCACTAACCAACGGAACATGAAAGAAAGTCTCAAGCTTCTCTACTCTGGTATTTATGTCTCTCTTCTTCATCCACCGCACAAACCCACATTTTGTTTCTATAAGAGAATGACAAAGAACACCATCGCATGCTTTGATGGCATTCTCAAAATCTGCGTTCCTACCAATAGACAAATAGTGGTGATCATGATTGATCAACCACTTGGGAGACTTAATCTTCTCTAAGATGCGCTCTACGTAGTTATTTGCAATCTCTTCCTTGGCGTTTTTAGCCGGGACGGAAAAAATAAGGCTGAGATCGTATTCCTCGTTTATTTTACGGACCAAATCGTCAGCCTGATCAAAACTAAATTTGTTGATTTCCAGGTCTGTAGATGTATCAGGTCTCCCCACGCTGAGATTAAGCGCAAAAATATCGCATTTCTGTTTGTTGCTCTCGTCAAAATATGCTTTAAAGTGCCGGGCGTAGGTACTAACTCCACACCCCTCAACACCTCTAAGTAGTAATATAGCAGTTCTTGGCAGTTTCATTTGTCAATTTTACTACGTAGCTTTAAACTGCTATTGATAGTTTTAAATTGCGTCTATATTGGCCAACCAGGTTTTTAATTCGATCTTAAGTTTCCTAGTTTTCATTTTTTCACGGCCTTGAATAAATGAGTTCCAGGCATATTGGCCTCTAGATCGCATCCCCTGAGACTTACCCCACTTTTTAAGCTCTTCTAGCTGCTTCTTCCTAGAAGCTGCGCCCTTTCTTGTAGTCATTTGCTGCTCATATTCCCAATTTTCTACAAATTCGTCCCATTTCTTCTCTACGTCTTTACCCATTTGATTTTCTGCAAGGAACTTTGCTACAACGGTCCTTTTCATTCCAAGACTTTTGGCTTTTTTCTTATAAATTTCTTGAGGAGTGAGGGGTTTTAGCTTACGTGTACGAGGAGGGGCCATTACTTTTGCTTTTTCGGCCCCAATCTCATTAGGATCAACTAATTCTGTACGACGTTTGTCAGAAAATTGTCTAAAACTACGAATTTGCTCGATAATATGCTTGTCCATTGCCTCAGGGTCCTTAATTAAGGCTTGTAGTCCATCATATTTTTGCTTTAACTCGTCTTTTTCAGCTTTTAATTCGAGTCTTTCTGCATTAACCAACCGACTAAGAGGCATGGCCAGTACAGCTTGGGCCTGAGGTAGGCTAAGCTTCCATTTCTTCCTGATATTGTTAGAAGCAGTCTCCCTCGTCTTGCTGGACTTAATTGTTCTGATTACTTCGTCTATGTCTGCTAAGATGGTTAAAAAGCCATCAAGGATGTGCATCCTTTCTTGTATTCGTTGGCACTCGGCGCTATAGCGTGATACGAGAGCTCTGCCACGATTGTCATGCCAAGTCGCAATTACGTCTTTAACCCCGAACATTTCTGGAATAGCGCCTTTAATCGCCATCGCATTTACGCTGACAGTGTCATAAAGGTTTGTATGAGCTAGCAGTTGCCCAATTACCATGTTTGAGTCGGCGCCATTTTTTAAAATCAACTCGATATTAATTCCCTCTCTGCTAGAGTGGTCTGCTGCATCGACAATCTGGTCGATTTTCCCTGCATCCACAGCAGTTTTAACTTTTTCTAAAAATCTTTCACTAGACCCGCTGGCTAAAGAAGTTACGATAATAGCGTCACGCTTTGATTTCTTCTTATAAGCAACTTTTTTTACTTCCCATTTTCCGTAGACTTTAATAGAGCCATGACCAGAACTAAAAGCAGCATACACCCCATCGTCTTTTAAAATCCTGGATCCTTGAGGAAGGTCGGGGCCAGTGATATGCTTATATAAGGCCTTATTAGTAATATTCTTGTTTTGGATATAGGCAACTGTTCCTTTTATCACTTCTCCAAGGTTATAAGAAACGTGGTGGCAAGCGTAGCCAGCAGCAATCCCAACACCCCCATTAACAAGTAGGGAGGGAATAGCAGGGACAATCCTATGCACCTCCTGTGTGGAGCCGTCGTAGTTATCTCTCCATTCGCAGCTTTCTTTGTCGATTTCATTAATATAAATTTGCTGAGTAAATTCGCTGGACTTTACCTCAAGATAACGGGCCGCGGCTGGTGAGTCCTCGGAGATAGATTGCCCAGTGGATGGTCCATCCTGAATACTACCGCCAACATTGCCGTGAATATTAGTAAGTAAATACCTGAACCCATTAGCTTGACCCATGTTAATCGCCGTCCCAGCGCATCCACCTTGGGGGTGGTATGAACCCAAGACATGCCCTTCGAGTCTCGATACTTTTTTATAAGCCCCATCAGGTTTTAATTTAAGATCTTTAAGACCTTGAATGATTCTCCTCTGAGCTACTTTCAACCCGTCAGTGACATCAGGCAGAGCCCTATTAAAAATAGCAACGGAGTAAGTCAAATAAGAGCTCTGAAGCTCCTGGTTGATAGGTACGTTTACAAACTTTGCCATTAAAATTGCGCTACTGCTACTATTATATCATACCCCACGGATGGGCTCCTTGTTCTCTTCTTCCACATTTCTTGACAACACGTACCATCCACCTATACTCTCGTTAAAGTACTCAAGGTAAGTCTCATGACCTTCTAAAATAAAGTTATTATAATAATCTTTTACTACTTCTATCTCTTCATTATTTTGCATTTCATGCGGGAAAATACATTTCAAACAAATTAAATTTTTCTTAAAGAGGATCTCAAAAATTTCCGTTACAGTTCCCAGAACTGGATGCTCGAAAGTTACGTGGCAGGTGGACTCGTCTGTTCTAATAACTTTTTGAACAATGTCTTCCCTACGAAGAAACTTGCTAGATACATAAATTTCTGGGTAGACTGTAGGTTTTTTCATGAGATTTTATTTTTCAACTGTTTAAAATTCTTTAGGTGGGTTTACTCTACCATAAACTGTTATTATAGTATAATATAAATACCTTTAGTAGCCAATTCAAATGAGCCTTTTTAATCCCCCCAGTTCAGACCAGCAAAGCAAAAGGGTGAAATATCGAACTATAAGAGTAAGAGAGGAGGTCGCCAGAGAACTAGATGAGTGGAGAGATCTCTTTGAAGACGCCTCTATCTCAGAAGTAATGTGGCGAGTCTTTGCGCTAGCAAGAAGAGAGCTGAAGCGAGTTAGGGATAAAAAACGTAAGGCTAGAGACAAGTTTGAAAAGATTCGCGAAGAAAAGAAAAAGATCGTTGACAAACTTTCCTAGATATGATATAATTATAAAGCGAATTCGGCCAAACTAATGGCACCAAATAAAACACAGTTTTCTAAAGCTCCTACAGAAGAATACGAAAACGACTTCTACGATATACAGAAAACTAAGGGGGTTTGCGCAATTTGTGGTAAAAGCACAAGTTATAAATCAAGACTTTCTGCGGACTATATTTGCTCAAAAGAGTGCTCTAAGGCCTTGTGGCATGATATTTTTGTAAAGCTACACACAGATAAGCGTCGTCGTCGCTAAGCCATGAAAATCAGCAACAAAGAACTCTTTAAAATTGCTGAGGACGAAAGTACGGACTCTGATTTTTTAAAGGAAATCTGGTACACCTCCCGCTCCATTAAAGTTAGGAAGGCTATAGCCTCTAATCCTAACTGTGGCCCTGACGTACTTCGAGCTGCTGCTCGGCTCTACTTAGAAGAAGTTCTTTTAAATCCGGGGTTTGAAATGCTAAAGCTATTTGATAGCGACCCCTGGATAAAAAACATTAGCTCAGTATACGACGACCCAGAAAGATATTTATTACAAAGCAGGTACAGCGCTTATAGGTCTCAGGATGCGGATCAACTAAGCCGTGCGGCTTTACTTAGCCCTAAATGTACTGCGGACTCTATAGCTTTAGCGATTGATTTTTTGTCGGTTGGTTCTATAAAAAGAGTGATCTCGAATGAAAAAATAAGGCTTAGACTTAGATTCATTATCTCAGAAGCATACGCTTCAAAAATAATTTGCTTAAGTATGGAGGGTGTATTTAAAGCTTGGGACGCCGGCCTAATTAATACCCACGAGCTGGGGTCTTATATTAAATCTCGTGGAGGAACTACTAGCCAGAGTTGTAGAAAAGGAATATATTCAAAAACGTTTAAAAAACTTTCTAAAGAATACTTAGAAGAAAAAACCGGTGATTCTTTAAAAACAATGGCAATCATCCTCCTTTTTAGCAGGAGCTCTTGCTTTAGATGGATTGAGTATAATCTTTCAGAAGACCATCTTCCTGTTATTGCAGAAGCACTAAAAGCGGCAATCGCTCTTGAGAAAAGGGACTTGAACCTAAAAAATAGGACAAGTCCTAACATTAAGAGTTCTTTAAAAGATATCTCTGGGCTATTTACTTACGTAGCTTGGCATAGTGTACCTTATGGCGACAGGAAAAATAACCTTGCTAATTTTTATTACTTAGTAAATAAATATAATCTATCTCATTACAAGTGGGGTAATTTTAAGAGATGTTGGCCGGCGATCAGGTTTGAAAGCGATTTTTGCAAAGAGCTAGAAAGCTTACCCATGTCGGCCCAAGCTTTTTACGCTAGGGCGGGATGTGTAGGAGACTGGGTTCATATGGGGGCCAATAGCGCCAAGCTTCGACTCGTGGAAAACGTGAATGAATGGCTCTATAAAAGTGGAGGTGTTGGCAACCTCCTCTATAACCAAGTTAGTTTGAAAAAGATTATTGCTCTGACCGATAATGTAGTGATTCCGTGATAATCTTAGTTAGTTGGTTATCATGAAAATCTCCTTGGAGTTTAGGTAATAACTTTAGTCTGTTAGTTTCTGGAGTTATTTCTATAAATATAGGAAGTAAATCCGCAGAGAAATATATTTTTAACTGAGATAGTACTTGCTTAGAAGAGTATGGCTTGGGTAATTTGCTCAGGCCATTTACTATTTTTATTTTAGTTTCATCTGAAATATTCCCAAAAACATTAGTTACTAACAGACTAAAGTTGGTAACAGAAGACTTATTACTCACTTCTAAGTCTCCTCGTATCTCTCTATCTTCAAGGAGCTTGATTGCTTTCTGATAACAATTATATGATGAGAGCACCTTTCTATCGTCGAGTTGGTGACCAAGTATACCTTCGATGGCCATAAGCGCCCCGGCCGGAGCACCTTTGCCTATACTCAGCACAAAATTTCTATTTTTCAGTTGTTCTGGCGTGAGAGACTTTGCTTTATAAAACTCCATCTCCCAAGCTTCTAGTAACTCTATCTGCTTCTTAATCTTAGAAGGTGGTCTGTTATTTCTATTCCAACGAAAACCTTGCGATTGAGCCCACTTAACTCTCCTAGCCATACCCTCTGGTATATTTGTATCAGTAAATATTTCTCCTGAGGCGATGCCTTTCATCATCGACTTAATCGCCATTGGGGCGTAGTTATTGTCCTTTAGCAATTTTGCTACCTCAACGACCTTCTCTAGATGCCGATCCGCCGCCTGCATTTGGCCCAGCTCTTGTTTGAGTTCTTGTATTTCCATCTGGCCTTTTATAAATAGCTTTTCCATTTTTGCTTCATTGGCAGCTTGAATAAGCCTGATATCTTTTATCTCTCCTTCTATCTCTACAAAAGCTTTAATAAAAACTCCAAGAGCGATCTTAATACCTTGGAAACTCTGGCGGATTTCTACGTCCGTTAGTTTGTTTTCGTCTAGTTGGTTTATAGATAGATAGAGATTTTCACGGGTCTCTTGCGAGGTTAGCTGGCTGACATCAAAAGTGTTAGAAAACAATTGAATCTCTGTGTTCTCCATAGGGATTCTTCCTCAATAAACTAATCAATTCTCTTTAAACCTGAACCTCTGACTTTCCCCAGCCAGGGGTTTTTTAGTACATAGCGATACTATTATACCACAGACCCCCCTCACATTTGGCCACCCCCCGTCACATTTTTTGCCTAAAATAGGCCTTTTTTGGGACTTTTTGTGAGGGGGGGGTCTGTACACAAAACTCAAAGCTGCTCAGCTTTTTTAAAAAACTTGCAAAAACCGGCCCAAAATAGCCATTTTTTAGTATAAATTGATACGGTTTTAGGGGCATTTCCCTCATTTGCTCGGCTACGCAACTCTATACGGAATTAATTTAGCCCCCCCCCCTGTCACAACCCTTTTTAGCCCCATATGAGGGGGGGGGGGTATACAATAGGGGAGGTGTTTTTATGTACCTATCAGACTTGCATGAGTTGGAACAGGGTGGACACTCGTCAGAGTGGACGGGTTCCCTGCCGTTGACAAGCTAGACTATCCATAGTATAATATAAAAGTACGAAACAAACCTCCTGAAGGATCCGCTTCTCATATGTCATTGTTTATGGACTTAATAGGGAGTGCCTTAACAAATTTAAGATTTGTCAACATTATCCCCCAACTGTGACAATCCCACCCCGCCCAGTTCAAGTCCCCCCTGGCCTAGGTAAATATCGCCCGGCCTAAGCGCACAGCGTTATTCCTCAGCCCACGTCGCGGGGCGCC